GAGCCGTCGCCGTCGCCGTCGCCGTAGCCGGAGCCGGAGCCGTCGCCGTCGCCGTAGCCGGAGCCGGAGCCGTCGCCGGAGCCGTCGCCGAGTTCTTCTACGCTTGCCATACCGGAACATCCTTGATTGAGGCTTCGCCAGCGGGCGATACATCGAGAATTTCAATCACTTGCATAATCTCGATGCGCGGCACCGCAACGGGAAACTTGCAATCTTTGGGACGGCTAGTCCCTGATACAGCGAGCTGCGACAGTGATGCCGCACCCGCCCAATACCAAAGGCGACGCGCATCGCTCAGGACGGCTTCCTGCCCTACGCGAGATTCAAGGTTTCCAGCGAATACTCCCGCTGAATGGGTACGTGCGATCACGTACCTTCCTGCTTTCTTTGCTGCCATTGCTCCTCCACATGCGCAATTCATTACCGCATGTGGTTTATCAAAGCATAGGGTCGCTACCTTATCAAGCACTAAATGGGCTCTCCCTGTGGATATGTGTGTTACATTGGACATGTTCAGAGAGAGAACGCGGTGTCCTCCATTGCCCTCACCTTAGACGTGGGGGCGTTTTTTGCGCCTGCTATCATCCCTTCATGGGCAAGCTGATCGACTTTGGCGGAATCAGCGTCGATACGCGCGATGCGAACCCATCCATCGAATGCCAGCACCTCAGCATCCTACTCGACGAGAATGGCCAAATTGTGACATGCAGGACATGCGGTGCGCAGTTGACGCCGTGGTGGGCGCTCCTGATGCTGGTGAATCGCTACAGCGAGGCAATCAAAGCACTCCTGGCGCTCAGACCACCACCGTCGGCGCTTCGGGTGACCGAAGTCCCGCTGATTCGAGTAGCGACGCAATCACCGCCTGAGCTGCCTCGTTCACCGGCGTCGTAAGCGTGCGGATCAGCCCCTCAATCTCCGCCACCATCTGAGGGTCCGTCTGGATTCCGTCCGGGACATGCACGCGGATATCGACATTCACGATGATCGAGGACTTTTGGAAGGCGTTGCGCACCTGGGGTGAAATCACTGGCTCCTGCCAATCACGAATACCGTCCTAAGTCCTCGCGTCTCGACTGCAGAAGTCGCATCGGCAAAGAACTGCACCTGCACGGATGTTGGAGCCGTCATCCCGAGCGCGGGACAGCCGTTTAGGCCAGGGGCTGCGATGTTGGGGATGAATGCCGTGCGTACAAATCCTCCCGGAGTACTACTGACAGCCGTCGTGGTCACAATGGCTGTGCTGTACGTCGGCGATCCTACAACCTGGTTGGCAACCACACACGCAGTTTGAACATCCATCACACTGTTGCCGGTCGTAGCTGTCGGGGTGTAGAAATCAAAATACATGCCCAGCGTCGTCCAGTATGGCGGCATGTCGAGAACGGTGAAAGCGTATTGCGGGGACGATGGAATAGCCGCGAAGCTCAGATATCCGAGCCCGCTGGTAGCCGGGTTCACACTGCCAATCGTCGGAGCATTGGAGTTGTATACGGACCATATCCCTGAGAACGCTACGCTTCCGCTTGAAACACCCATTAGGTACGTGAGGTTGGTCAATGGCGGCGTCGACAATCCACCGCCCGTAACACTCGAAAATAAGGACCACCAGATGGAACCGGCGGTTCCGGGGACGTTGTTGAAGTTGCTCGAAAGACGCGAGATGTACAGCGACCCACCATAGCTCACGATCGATCCGGTGTAGTAGGTGGTGACGGGGTTGTAGGCGCCGTAGAACTCGGAAATTGGAATCGGAGGTGCAACCTGACCACTGGCCGTGATCGGAACCGCAAGCGCCATGAACACGCACATGCACATCAGTTTCTTGATTCCCGGCACTTTGAACCTCCTAGTGAAGCAATAGTGATTCTACAACTTGAACCCGTCGTGCCTGCGGAAGTATACGGGCTTGCCGTCCTCCCATTTGATGGTCGTTTCTCCGTAGAAGTGAGGGCCTACCAGCGCCGCTAACTGTGAGGCCGCACGATAGACCGCATCCGCCACAGCCGGCATCGTCTCCGCCGCGTGCTCCTCTGTTCTCATTTGCTCAGTCGCCATCTTTCCCTTCATAATAACCCGAGCTGCATCGGCAGTTGTGAACTATAATTGAATTGCCGATGTACCATCCATCTTTTGTTTCGAGGTTATACACTTGCCCCCTAAAATTGCCTCTCTGGATGCTAGCGATGTTATCAAGGAATACGTGTCCGGCAGTACGATCGAACAGATTGCTTTGCGAAACGGGTGCAGTATCACACCCATTCGTTCTATCTTGCTCGACAACAACATTAGCAGACGCTCTGGTCGCGCTCCTCGTATCGCGTTGCCTGACGTTGATTCCATTGTGCGCGAGTATCTTTCTGGAACCAGCGAGCAGGCCATCAGCCAACGCCTTTCCGTCAGCCGCTCCGTCGTGCGGCGCGCGCTGATTGAGAACAACGTTCCCATCCGAAGCGGCAGTGCGGCCATGTTCATGCGCCAATCGAGAATGACCCCAGAAGAACGCAGCCGCCTTGTGGCCCCATGCCACGATGCGGTTCGTGGCGTCAAGCGCAGCGTCAAAGAACTGGTCAAGCGAGCGGCTACTCGGCAAGGACTCTTGAATGTCGTCAGCGAGTACGAAGAGAAATTTGCTGGGATGCTGACCTCCATGTCCGTTGTGTTTGATCGGCAGACGGCGGTGGGTCCCTATAATTGCGATTTCACCATCGGAACTGTCGCCGTGGAAATCTTCGGAGGACACTGGCACTTCTCTGGTCGCCATCTTGCCCGAGCTAAGCAAAGATTCCACTATCTCCTGAATCATGGCTGGGATGTTCTGATTATCGTAGTCAGGAGCGGTAGACCGTTTGGAATCGAGGCTGCAAAGTACGCTATCTCCTTTGCGCAGAATACCGGCATTGACCCATCCGCTGTCCGTCAATACCGGATGATTCGGAGTAATGCGGAGGAGCTTGCCCGATTCCGTGCGGATGATAATGATATCCCCGTCGTATTTCCTCGCGCTAACCCCCGTGATGGTGACACCGGGCGATACAAGAGTGTCCCCAAGTAAGCAGTTCGGATGAGCGGGGGGAACGTCGTCGCCGGACTCGAAATCGTCATCGATCGGGATGCGCCCCTGCTCTGAGTTCGGGATGCAAATCTCTTCGCACGCGGTATCGTCGGGAAGCCAGCTCTTGAACTTCATCCCCGCGCCCTTTGCCGCTTCATGCGTCCCGCGCGACCTGGCGTAAGCCGTCTCCGTTCGCCCAATCATCAGCGCACGTTGAGCGCCAAACTGCTCACTCTCCATGATCTTGTGCTGCAGTTGGCTCGTAGTCCATCCTTTGTCGATGGATTCGGTGACAAGATCCTTCAGCGCTCCCCGCGTCGTCTCCGTGATTGACCACTTCGCGTCCGGGTTGTCGATGATCTTACCGTTCGGCAGAACTCTCTTTCCCACCAGCTCCGCCGCACGCTTCGCCGCCATCTCGCGCGCCTGGGCCAGCACCTGCGTCCATAGCGGGTTGGGTGCAGCATCGATCACCTCGGGGATGTGGATGCTCAGCAGATACTCTTTGGCGGCGTCGACGGCCTCATCCTGGGTGATCGGAGCAATCTCCGGAATCAGGCTCGCCCAATCCATGTTCACTTCGATGATGCGCTCGAGGTCTTCTTTGCGCTTGGCGTTGTCTGCTTTCGCAAGATCGTCAGCCCCGGCCGCCGCGGCAATCGGAAGCGCAATCAGCAGACTATCCGCGATGGCTTGAGCTTTGCGCTTCAGGTACGCGGCTAATACTGACTCCAAGCTCGCTCGCCCTTTGCGAAAGGGGCGTCGGCTACTTTGCCAGCCCCCTTGCCCGCTCCGGATTTGCCCTTCGAACCAGATGCGCCCGCATCGTCACCGCCGGCCGCCGCACCGGCAGCTTGCGGCATCTCCGTCTGTCCAGCCAACACCGACAGCGGAATCGCGCCCGAAGCTGTATAGACCATCGCGACGTCGCCGCCCTCAATCGGATCTTGGCCAGCCCGCACGCGCTGCTCGTTGATCGTCTCGCGTCCGAGCTTGAGGTAGGTGCTGTCAATCGTCGCCTGGTCCGTAGCGGCTACTTCGCTGTCCAGCGACCACACCATCTCCACATTCGCGTAGTCCGGACCCCATCCCATGACGATGAGGCGGTCCATGAACGCCTTCCACCACACCATCTCGACCTGGATGCCCTGCTCTTCGATCTGCTCTTTTTCCTGCTCGGCAGATGCGCGAGATTGCGGCTCTTTGACGAACGGCTTTGGAAGCACGCGGAAGACGTGGCACACGATCCGGGTCAGCCATTCGTCATAATCGGACTTCAGCAGTTCGCCGGCTGAGCCCTTCATCTCGAACGGCTTCATCCCGCCGGGGATAAACCGAATCTTCGACTTCAGGTTCATATTGCCAGACATCAGCGCGTCGAAGGATGCTTGCCAGATGGCAATGGCTTCTGGACTCCACGTCTCCGGTACTCCCAGCATGACGTCGGGGATCGTGCCTTTCTCCCAGAAGTTCGTCATGTAGAGCGTCTTCTTCACCATCTGAAGCGCTTCCTGCATGATCTGCTCAACTTCGGAGTATCCGCCGATGGGAAAGTCAGTTCGCGGGCGCGCCGGCATGTACAGAAGCTCGTCTTCCGAGAGGTTTACAAGAGGTAAACCTTTTACAATCTGCTGGTAGCCGGGCTGGGGAGCGTCAGGGATGCGGCCCCAATCGTCGATCAGCGGCTTCACTGTGGCGCCGTCGAGCGCCATGATGGCGTAAGGCTTGTTGCCGAGTTTGTTCTTCCACACGAAGGCGGAAGCCGCGTCGATGGTGTAGCGATCGCGGAAGATCATCCGCATCCACATTGCGTAGGGAATCTTGCGGTCCGGCTTCTCGAAGAACTGCGTCAGCTCTTTGATGCGCGGATCTTGCTCGGACTTCTTTCCGCCCGATTCCTTGAGCGCGAACTTCCACGGCAGCGCCACAACCTCATCGATGCGCGATTCCATCACCGAGGCAATCACGCCAGACGCAGCCGCGAGAGCGCGAAGCATGCTGAACAACTGCAGCCGCTTCGGGTAGATGTCGAGGTTCGTTCCTACCTGGTAGTCGTAGGCGCGGGGATAGTTGACGTTCGGAGGGCCAAACGGATAGACGGGCTGGAAGGGGCTGAAGAAGTTCCCGTCCATGTCGACGTCGGCGATGAAGTCGGGAGGATTGTCGCGGTCTCCAAAGCCTGGGCGGTTGTTGTCATGCCCTGCGAGTAGGTTGGCGGGCACGCGCTTTAGGCCGGTGTTACCTTCCAAGGTTCTGCCCTGAAAATTTCCCGGTTGACGAGCTCCGCGCGACGGCCCTGAGAGGCCAGAACCCGGCGATATAGGGGTGTTCGTGCCGCCTGACGGGCCTTTGGCGAAGAGTTCTTCCACGCTGGGGCGCTTGCCGTAGCCGGTGAAGGTTGGGTCTTTGGTCTCGTCATCCAGCATGGGTTCCTCCGAATAGCTTTTGGCGCATCTCTTTGCGTATCCGGTCCTCATGGCTTTGGATCAGCAAGTCCATCGTATCCTGCTCGCGAACGAAGCTCGCATCCGCGTGGGCTGCTTCGATCATCGGGAGCGCCTGGCGGTAGTTTCCGGTTGCCATGATCTTTCGCGCCGCCGCGAGGTTCTTTCTCGCCGCGTTCAGTGTTTCAGCTTTGAACCCCATGGCCCTTATGCCTCTCTGCATCGTAGCTTCTTTGGGAGAATGATCGCACGGCGCAAAGCAACTTCCCGGCACCATGGAAGCTGAAGCCAGTGCAGAATGAGCGCGGCGTATATCCAGCGATTGCGCAGTCCAATTGTGATTTCCATCTCGGCTGGTGCCATGAGGCTCATTCTATCCCACGGCATCTACCAGTCTTCCTTGCACCCGCGGAAGTGGTTTCCACCCAGCGCTCCACACGCCTTGCACGGCTTCCCAACTGGGTTGATCGGAGCCACGTAGCCGGTCGTGGTCTCGCGCGCTGATTTCAGGTGTGGGCGCTTCTCAATCAAGATCGCCACCGCCTTCGCCGCCAGCGCTTTGCCTTCCTCGCCCGGCGCTGGAATATCCTTGCGGTCCCACTTCCGAGATCGACACTTCCCCGAGGTGCAGTGCGTGTACACCACACCCGGCGTCGGTATCCATTCGTGGTTGCAGATGTCGCAGTGGTTCACTGCGCGCTGGAGTTGGCTCATAGATCGTTCCTTTGGGTTACGTCCCTGTGGTGGTTAGGTGATTAGAGTGTCAGGTGTCATTTGCTGTCCATTAGGAGTTGGTCTGTCTTTTCCTTGAACGCTTGGCCTAGTTGTTGATCGTATGGGATGTGCAGTTCTCTATCTAACGGCATAAATGCTATCGTCTTCAGAGCTAACCTGAATAGTTTCACAATGAAAATGCGGTCATCTAACGTCATCGCGTGCCTCCCGGCGTATTGTAGATAAATAGACACTTCCCGCAGTGTTCGCATGTTCGGCTGTGTTCGGTGGAGTTTACATCACTGAAGGATTGGTTCTTGTACAGGTGACGCGGACGCCGCCCGACATGTTTGTGGTGAGGACATTCGCAGCACTTATCGGTACAATCGAAGTGGCATCCGGCGCGGCATGTACAGTTTCGCGAGGCAATTTCCGCTTCCATAGTTGCTTCCCCCAATCTTATCGCTCCGTTCACACTGTCGTTGAAAGGCTTCTTAGAGCATCCGCACGTGTCGTCCTCTGGGCATCCTTCGTCGTGTACTGACCCATGGAACCACGCCATCTCGCGCAGAACGTCGCGCACGGAGGCGAGTTGGCGTTCAAGGCATAGCCTCTCGCGCCGCTCTGCGATGATGATGCCGGTACGATCATCTGGGAAGCGTAGATTGAACGTCTCAACCCATTCCTGAGCTTCGCGTGTCTCCGTTTTTGTCACATCTAGCTTAGGCATTCACCGCCTCGAATAGATCGGAATTTTCGCATACCATGCGGTCAAAGAAGACGCGGATAACTTGGCTGACATTTCCAGAGTAAGGACTAATTTCCATCGCGGTGTGACGAACCTCACCAACCTGCCCGATGTAGCGCTGCATAGTGCGCGAGATCCCTTCAATGGGCTTTACCGTTACTTTGTCGCCAAGGTTGAACATGGTGTATTCCCTCCAATGAAGACAATGTGTGTTGCCTCCATGTGTGTAATATACGCACCACCATAGATGGACGCAAGCGAAATCGTAACAATCGTACACTTTCTTTACGATGCCCACGAAGGCTTATTACAAGCCTCGTGCCATTCCTGAAAGCCATCGGTGCTCACACTGTCCTGCTCCTTGATGGGGAGTGTGCATTTTGCACACAACCTTTGCGGAACCATGGCGGCGATAGCGCGCTCGTAGGCTTTCACAGGTCCGGGATTCGCGGGCTCTGGAGGTGGGGGCGCGGGGTGTACGCCGTCAGCCTTTGGAACCGGCTGCTGGGCATGGGGTTGTTCTTTCGCTTGCTTGGCCGCGGATGCCTGATAGAACCTCAGCAAGCCAGTCCAGTTG